CCAACCTCATTCAATGCGCTTGGATGAAAGCCAATACCGTCAGGTGTTGAACCTACAGACCTAGCAAAATCCTCAGTAGACAATAAAGTTGGTGGACCGTCATGAACCTCTGCCACTAAGTATGGTAATTCTGAAATGTTACCTAACAAATCAATGTTGTCACCTTCAATCAAGAAGTCTACCAATTGACCATCAGTAAAGAAAAACGGTCTATAACCAAGATTAAATACACTAACTGTGCTTGGTGCTTCACTTGTTAAGTTTAAGGTTATATCACCTGCAATCGTATCAAATCCACCTGTACCGCTTGTAATTGCCGCTTTATCTGGGAAATAACCAATTACCAACCCTGTTGAGTTATCTGTTGCTGTTATTCTTACGTTGGTCATAGCCCCATTGCCGCGAATAGTGAACTCGTCAACAAAGCGTATGTCTGGTGCGGTTACTGTTGAAGCAATTTGAAAGCTAAGTGGATTTGTTGTGATTACTTGGCTGTCATCAGTTTGAGCGTTAAGGGTGAATCCGGCGCCAAAATTAATATAATTAGGTACGTTCGATCCCGTCTCCTCAAGAACGGAGTTTACAGATAAAGAGAATTCATCTTCAATGCGATTTAGCAACCCTAAATCATTACCACCTGCTGACATTGAAAGAACTTCCCCAACGTCAATTGAGCCGCTCGGCACCTCAATTTTATCATCAAATGTCCATTTGCTTTTATTTCCTACAGTACTTACTGTTGCTCCTGAGTAAACCCATCTACCAGAGGCTTGGTTTTTCATGGGAACTTGTCCATTTGACAGGTCTTCTAGTCCATGATCAGCAGAATCAACATAACCCTTATCTGGTATCCATCTATCACCCTTATTTGCTATACCGTTTACTGAATAATCACTAGCATAAGACATTCCAGAAGTATTTAAAGTATCGTTTACCTCGATGCTAGTCATTTCTGATGTGTTTATACCTACCTTATCAAATCCAGATAGAACACTGACATCTGTAAAGTCTGGTCTAATTATAATTTCACTAAAAGCAGCGCTAGCACCATCTTCAGTCTTGAAAGTTAAACCGTTATTAGTACCTCCAGCATCTATTGTCACAACCCTTGATGTTAAAGATGTATCAATAATTCCATCTGATGTATAAATAGTGTTTTCATCTTCACTAGTGGCTATTGTTTTAGCTGTTATAAATTGTATTTCATTTTGAAAGAACGGAATGCCTCCAGGCTCGCCAAGAATCGATACGCTATCGCCGACTATCTCTAGTGTTGAAGCTTGGTTTAATATCTGCCTAAGCGGTGTGAACCCTAAATAGAATAAACCGCTTGCTGGAACGTCTGGTAAATTAGAGTTGAAATCAAACCGGTTATCCCCTGCAATTAAGTCTAAACCACCTGAGCCACTTGTCACAGCTGCTTTGTTTGGTATGTATTTCACAACCAATCCGCTAACATTATCTGTAATCGTCATTCTAACGTTATTCATTAGAGCGCCAGTTTTAAAAGTAACTGCGTCTGTTTGGTTTGTTGCTGATGCCAATAGCGGAGCGCTAAATGGATTTGCGTTAAACTCAGTATTGAAAATAGGTTGTGATGTTATTGTTGATTTAACGCCTAAGAATTGCCACGTTAACGGCTGTGAACCTGCATCAGTGATAATAGATGTCACGCCGGTAGCGTTACTTGCTGTGATATTGTCATGAACCATAAGTTCAAGTGTCGCTTCAGATATTGAAAGCGTATCGCTTACATTTAATGATGCTTGAGGAACATTGATTGATTTATCAAATGTCCACTGCTCTGTAACTGTGTCAACTGTAGCACCTGCATAAATAAGCTTACCTGATGCATCAGCCTTTGGGACTTGCCCTTCAGTTAATGTTGTGAATGCAGGGTCAGTACCACCAGGCTCTGGTATCAATGTTCCACCGCTTGATATTTCACCGGTAAAGGTGAGATCGCCACACTTACACGTCATGAATGAACCAACCCATTGAGGGTCAGACTCTATAAATCTTGATTCGTCAAAGTATCCAGCAGTTTGAACAGTTGCGGCAGTATCAGGGGTTTCGTAAATATATTGGTTGAATATACCCCGAGATTGAGAGTGTGAAATATCTAGTTTGAATTGTACGAAAGCCATAAAAAAACTCCAAAAAATACGTGCTTCCTTGCACTGTTGGGAGTTTAAATTGTGTTGGGTTGGGTTGGTTTTCGTTGGGGTTTGGTGCGCTGTCGACAACGACTAGACTTCCCAACAAAGCCTAGCGACAGTATAACATTAGTTATTGGATTATAGAAAAATTAATTACTTCAGGGTTAACTCTTCCCGTTGATGTGGTAATCGTTATTGTAATCGTATTAAATCCTGCGGTTAATCCTTTACATTCAAGATTAAATACATCAATAGCTTGAGTTATTGATGTTAACTCAATGCCACTATCAACTTTAGTTGTAAAACTATCTATTGTTGCTCCATCAAGTAAGTATCCAGAGAAGTCAACAGTGAAGAAATCTATTTCATCAACCTTTAATTCAAATGTACTACAGGAAATTGGCGCAGCTTCATTAGTTCTATAAAATCTAATCCAGTTAGGGAATCTAAAGTTATTACCAGAGCCTCTAGCTTGTCTGTTTGGTGGGCTAATCATGTTAGTCTTGCCACTGCGAGCAGACCAATTTGATAGCGCCTGAGTGGCTTGTCTTTGTATCGTTTTCGGCGCCTCTTTACCGAAGTAAGGAGACAAGCGAACAGCTAAACATTTTTGTGTAGCGTTGTTGTATGCTGGGTCGATACCTGAATCAGTGTTAGGCTCGGGAGTATCTTCAAATATATAAGTTGAGCAAATATTGCGAGACTGAAACTCATTCATCATATTTTCAAGCTCAGATAGTCCCGTCTCTATTTCACCGGGTGATGGTTTACTTGTTAATCCAGATATCCTAATCGATGAATAAGCCGCTAGTATATGCTCTACTTTAGTTAGGCTCATGATTCTTTCTCTTTTGCTTTAGGCTTTCTTTTCTTTTTGGTTAGCTTTTCGGGTGTTGAAGCGTAACCAACTGTTAACAAGTAGGCAACATCAACAGAGTTAACTTTTTCTTCAACTGGTTTACCATCTTCTAACTTATATAAAATACTAGACATAATAACCTCGCTTTTCTTATATTTTAACACAAATAAAAAAGGAGGCAAAAGCCCCCTTGATAATCAATTAATCGTTAAGATTAGATAGACACTGAAACCCCCATTCTGCTTGGGTCACGTGCGGTAAGACCATACCATGTAAACAATCTGTAACGCAGACGTAAGTCATCCAGTCGAGCATCATAAACAATGTACATGTTCAGGCCGTTACTCATTGTTTCAGAGATAACTTTCATACCATCAAATTCATCCATTAAGTTCATTGGAACGTTACCGCCCAATACCTCAATAGCATCATTATCATAGAACAAGTTAGAACGACCGCCGGTAGTGTTAACCGCTGCCATAGTTGCCGCTGAAACGATTTGAGTATTCACGTTAGCATAAGCTTTTTCTGTGATAGTCAAGCCTGCATCATCCAAAGCAATAGGCTTAGGAAAGATGGTTACTGATGTACCGTTAGGAATAGAAACAACTGTAAACGTCATTAAAATACCAGTGTCGGTTTTATCAGCAAGGCCAACAGCGTTAACATTACTAAATGTAACTTTGTCACCAACCGCAAATGATGCTGATGCAGTAACAGCGATTGTTGCTGTACGGTAATCAATATTAGTTACGATGAATGAAGCGTCAACATTACCGCCTTCAGGCTTACCGCTAAATGTAGCCGAAACTGTTGTAGTACCAGCACTAGCCGCAACTTGTGGTAAGAATGAACCAGTATAAACATCGAACTCGGCAACGTTAGAGCCGATTTGACCTTTAGACCATGCATCTGATTCTGGTCTGCCTTGAAGTGTTTGACGACCTGCTAAGTCTTCAGCGTACTTCTTAGTAGAGCGGTCATTTAGAATGTAGCAACGGTCAGTTTGCAAGCCTTGACGCTCGTTCATTAATGCCTGACCTTCAGAAATAAAGTCAAAGCCTGATGTTGCATTTGATTCGTAATACATCGAACCACTTACGTTAATAAGGTTAGCAATGCTTTTGTTTAACTCTGTTGCCTGTTGTCGAC